TCCCATTCAACGATGTCATTTGCACTTGCTACAAAGTTTGTATTATCAGTGTTACGCCAAGCAGCAGGACCTTCAACTGAGTCAGCATTTCCGACATCATCTAAAAGCAATAACCTTGTACCTGCATTTTTAATTGTAGTCGGATTAAATGTTAACGGGTTAATAATGTAATCTATACTAGTTCTGTCACCTGTAGGACCTGTAATAATTGTATCTTGCGGGAAACTATCTATGTCCCAATTTATTGATATCATACTATCATCTATAGGATTAAGACTAAATGTTCCTGTAACAATCGCTGATGAGTTTTTATTGTTAACAAAAACTTTACTTAATCCAGCTTGATAAAATCCTGGTGTTGACTCTACTACATCTCTCCAGCTTATGCCACCTACTACTCCGCGTCTAATTATTTTTGCTGTAGAGCCTTCTACATATACAGGGTAATTTAAATAATTTACGTTAGCCATCTTATCAGTAGATTCTGTTACAGCCTTTCTTCCGTATTTATTTTCTGTAACACCAGCGGTAATGCTGTCATCATATGCATTTGTTTGTGGACGAGTAATGCCTTCTTCGATATTTCCAGATTCTTCGTCGTATAAACTTGTAATAATATTTTGTATAACGCCTAGTCTCTTTACCTTTGTAGGTGGTGAAATATAAATTGGTATTTTAAACCCTAGTGTTGCAATATCAATTTCACTTTCTAATCCCATCGGAACAGTTCTATTTGTCCAATTTATGTTTTCTAGCTCTAAAGTAGTGATGCTAGTCCAGTCAACAAAGTTATCCGTCGTTTGTAATTCTAATGTAGGATTAAACCATACACCTACTTGTTCAATAATTTGAAGTTTTTGATCTGTGTTAGTAGTCCATACATCTACATTTGCTCTTAGCATATATGGAGCAGGCATAAGTCTTTCGACTGTATAATTTTTACCCTGGCTGTTTAGATATGTTCCTGCTTCTGTATCGTATTCACGTTCTTTGATATTCAATTTATCTATAAACGTAGCATCTTGTGTGCGGTCTCTGTCTTGCTCTAATCCAGTTATATATACACTCATTCTAGGAGCACTAGGCAATTTATTTTCAGAGTTTTCTTTAATTATATGGGCTACCTGTCTTGATAAATCACCATACATTACTGGAACTGCTTTTATAGTACCATCTCCGTACTTAACAGGAAAATTACTCATTAGGCGCATTAATTGCGTTACGTAACGTCTTATCTGTCCATCATAAAAAAATTGCATTAATTATCTGCCTTCGGTTTAAGTGCTTTAGATAAGCTCTGTCTTTCTTCAACTGTTTCGCCACCGATCTGACTTTGCTTTGTATTGTTAATAAACCCTGCTTTTTGCGTTTGTCTATTACTGTTATTTGTTAGTGTCTCACGTAAATTGTCTTCTACTTTAAGCCAGCGTGATCCGTCATATCTAAATAATCTATTAGGTAAAAAGTCTGTACGTAAAAAGTAATCACCAATTTCATTTACTGCCGGAAACTGGATACCATTGCCGAACACATTTCCTGTTGGCGGCTCTCCGTCGCCGTAATTTACTAAATATCCGCTATAACCGTCTCTACCTTCTACACTGTTTATTATTTCTTTTGTAAGATTTTGTTGGTCTATTTCTTCTAGTGCAACTGTGCCGTCATCTTTGCGTTCAACAGTATAAAAATGACTTATTTCATATCCAGATAGCGGAGAATCGACTTCTGCTTGTTTGACTACTGCATTGTTAATTTGCATCTCTTTATCATATGTGCTAAGAACATCACGCAGTGTGTTGTCTGATCCTTCATCCGCAGGTAAATCTAAAATATCTTTATATTCTTGTCCGTCATAAATTTGCTTTAATTTTATTCTATATAAATGCGGATACCAGGTATGACTAAATCCTTCACTTGCACGACTTACATCTTCTATAACATAAAATCTTTTTAGTGCTACTGATAGATCATTTAGGGCATACTCGTCTTTTAAATGTGGTAATTCAAACACATCTCCAGCTATAGGCTTTCTGCCTATAGTTTTTACAATACTGTTTATGTGTACGGTCATGAATAATATATCATTACTCAAAAATAAACCAAATTGACTTAGATCAAAGTCTATATCTTGTACATTATAAATAGCTCTGTGTGTATATACATCTACATCATACTTTCTATCTCTGTTTTCTAAAAACAATAAGTCTTGTATGTTAGTAGGATCTAATTGATCGTATTGTGGTTGCACAGCATCGGCTTCACCTTCTGGTAAATTAGCAGATCCTAGATACTTATGTATGTGGATATCAGTGCCACCAACAGTAAACATCTCCTTGATTTGCTTATCAAGAAAATGGAAATCATTTGTTTTTTCGGGTTTATATAAAGACAACTTTGGCATATGTATATTTAGCGTTACGATAAATACTATTGGAGAATTAATATGTCTAATTTATCAACACAAAAACAAGAAATATTTGGTTATGTAGAAGCATTTTTGGGTGGCGGCATGGTTGATGTCGAACTTGATCCTATACACTACGAAACAGCACTTACAAAAGCGTTAACAAAGCTAAGACAACGTGCAGATAATGCCGTAGAAGAATCATATATGTTTATGCCTACAGTAGTAGATCAAAATGTTTATACCCTTCCGCAAGAAGTTATTGAAGTTAGACAAATTTTTCGCAGAACAGTAGGTGCTAGAACACAAGGCGGTACAGGCGGCTCTTTGTATGAACCATTCAATTTAGCATATACAAATGCTTACTTGTTGTCTGCAAGTAAAATGGGTGGGTTAGCAACTTATGATATGTTTAGTCAATACCAAGAATTAGTAGGTAGAATGTTTGGTTCATATATAGAATTTAAATGGAACACAGCAACAAAGAAATTAACAATTCTTCAGAGACCTCATGCTGAAGAAAATTTAATGCTGTTTTGTTATAATTACAGACCAGACGAAGAATTATTAAATGACTATCTTACAAAGCAGTGGATTAAAGATTATACTTTAGCTAATTGTAAATATATGCTAGGCGAAGCAAGATCCAAATTTGCAACTATCGCAGGACCACAAGGCGGTAGCACTTTAAACGGCGATACGCTTAAGGCAGAAGCTCAGAGTGAAATGGAAAAACTTGAGCAAGATGTATCTTCACAGGTAGTAGGTGGCGCTGGCTACAGCTTTGTAATTGGCTAAAGATTATTATCATGCACATATAACTGAATAAGTGCATAATGTAAAATCTTCATAAGATCTTTTCGATGATCGTCTTTTTCTCCTTTTTTACCGTAGCGATTTGAATACTTGTCAACATTGCCCATACAAAATCCAGTACCGTGTCCTCTATCTATAATTACTTCAGTTGATTGAAATTTATTTGTAGAATAATGACCATCGTAAGTTGCGTCTATATAATTAGCAAACTCTTCTATGTATTTGTTCTCGTTAAATTTATAATTTATAGTCATTATTAATCCTTGTATACTGCTTGTAATTTCATTTTAAGATCCTGCAAACTATCTTCGTTTGCTTGATATCGAATACCTATACCACCGCATTTATTCCAATGGTCGATATTAGAAGGCTTGTCATCGACAAGTATATTGGGAGAACCATCTATTCTTCCCACAGCATATTTTTGTTTTTGCCTTGTAAAAATACAATTGCTAACTTTAGGCATAAATCCGTGCCTCTCTAACCATATTCTTTTCCAGTAAGCACTATTATGTTCGTCATCTGTAAGAGGACTAGAGCAAATACCAAAGTTGTTTTTAGCAAGATTTTTACAAAAAAGTACTAATTCATTTGATGTTGGATATAATTCTAAGGTATTAAAAAAATCTGTGTATTTTAAATTAAAGATAGACTCTTCTTTATCTGGTAAATTCTTCCAATGATCTACACCGTATTTTTTTTCTAAACCTCCGAAAAAGTCTGCAATTACCCCGTCCATGTCAAGGTATAACATCATAATTTTACGCCTCTATTATTACTGTAACTAATATTAACATCTTTTAATATTTTGTCAACCTAAAAATCTGGAGTAAGGTCTCCTTGTCGCCATGTATACCCTTCCTTTTGGATAATACGTTGGCAATTAGCACACACAGTTTTCAAGTTACTAGGTCTACAATTTTGTAAATCTCCGTCAATATGATATACATTAAATTGTTCGTCATGTGATGATTTAAATTTACACTTTTCGCAATATGTCTTTTTCTCATAACCTGACATAACCCATCTAGGAATGCCATAGCCTACAACACCATGCCTTAAACATGTTTCGCATTTTTTCCTGTAGTATGTCTTGCCTTCTTTTATATAGTTTATAGCAGCAGGTCTTTGATTGCATATACACAACGGTCTCATACTATATTTACACCTTTTCGGTCCCTTTTCCAGTAAGCTAAACTGGTTATTTTATAAAAATAGCATAAATACATTTGATATAACCTTATAAGGAGAAATATGATGGCATTAGTCTCACCAGGTGTAGAGGTCCAGGTAATTGATGAGAGTTTTTACACTCCAAGTGCACCTGGTACTGTACCAATGATATTTGTTGCAACTGCGGAAAATAAAACTAATTCGGCAGGGACGGGTATTGCAGCGGGAACAACAAAAGCAAACGCAGGTGTTCCATTTTTACTAACAAGTCAGAAAGACTTAGGAGATTTATTCGGAGATCCAAGTTTTTATTCAGACACAAGCGGAAACATGATTCACGGTAGTGAACTTAATGAATACGGTTTACAATCAGCTTATTCGCTACTAGGCGTAACTAATCAAGTGTTTGTTGTTAGAGCAGACTTTGATTTAGGAAAACTTGTACCAAGTGCAAACGCTCCTGGCGGAACACCGGTAAACGGTGCTTACTGGTTAGATACTCAAAATACAAGCTATGGTTTGTTAGAGTGGAATGCAGCAGCAGTAACAGCAGGCGGCCAAAGCTTTACGGCAATTGATCCGATTATAGTAAACAAAGCAAGCGAACTAGACGGCGATTTTCCAGCAGCGGCAGTAGGCGGCATTGGAGCATATGCTGTAGTAACAGCAAACAATATGAACAGAATGTTCTATAAGAATACATTAGGTGCATGGGTACAAGTAGGTAGCGACGACTGGAAAGCAAGTTGGCCAACAGTTGTTTCTACAGAAGCAGGTGCTACAGTTCCAGCAAGTGATACTATCGAAATTAACGGCCAAGCAATTAGCCTTACTGCAGGACAAAGTCTTGCAGTTGCAGCTACAACTATGTCCGGGCAAGTTGATGGAATCACAGTAAGCTATAATACTAATACACAAGTTTTAGAATTCTTTAGCACAGGTGTTGCTATTACATTAGCAGATACAAACAATACATTATTTACAGGTTTAGGATTGACAGCAGGTACATACAATGCACCTACAATGACAATTGCACCACATACAAGTGTTCCTGCATTTAAGACAGGTGAATCAGCAGAAGCACCAAGTGGCAGTATTTGGATGAAAACAACTACACCAAACGGTGGAGCAAACTGGAACATCAAAGTTTATAGTGCAGATACAGCACTATGGTCAACTGTTGCAGCACCAGTGTATACTTCAAATGCAGCAGCATTACATGCACTTGACTCTACAGGGAACGGAAGTAACTTAGAAGTAGGTTCTCTTTACACAAAAGTAAACGCAGGTGATGCATCACCAGTTGAAGCTAGTGCAAAAATTTATAGAAGAGTAGCATCAGGCGCTACTTCTATTACAAGTGCAAAAGTTACTACTCAAGTAAGTGCAGCAATAGTAACAGCCGATATTGCTGAAACTAAAGTAGGTTCAGCAGCGTTAGATGTAGCAAAGACAGTAACTTGGACGCCAACAGGCGGCACAGGCGATGCAGCATTATTAGCAGCAGCTATTAATAATGCAGGATTTACAAATGTAATTGCAAGTGTTACAGACCAAAATAGAGTTGTAATTAGCCATAAGCTAGGCGGTGACTTTACTTTAGTAGATACAAACGGCGCACTAGCAGAGTATGGATTTGCACCATATGATGTTAATGATAGTTCAACTACTGTAAACCTGTACGATGAAAATAGTTCAGGTACATGGACTGCAACTTTATGGAAAGCTTTGGCATATGATGCATCAGCAACAGAGCCAACAACACTTACAGCAGATGGAGAAATTTGGTATAATTCAGTAGTTGATGAAGTTGACATTATGTATCATAATGGCACAACATGGCAAGGATACAAAAATGCCTATGCAACTACAATGGGTCCTATTGTATCTGCTACAGAACCTACATCACAAGCAGACGGATCAGCAATTGAAGATGCAGATCTTTGGATTGATACTTCAGATTTAGAAAACTTTCCAACAATTTATCGCTGGAATGCTGCATTAAGTTCTTGGAACTTAATTGATAAAACAGATCAAACAAGTGAAAATGGTATTTTATT